CACCTATATACATTTCCTTAAATCAAAGTCCGTAGATAGTCGTTTAGATTGATCACTCCTTAAGAGAGTCAGCGATCACCTGACTCAATTCATCCTCGAAACCCAACTGAAACTCGTAATCAGTTTGGGAATCACCAAAGTAGAACGCGACGTTGTCGAAGATTTCAACATCGCGGACTCTCTCAACTTTGGCAATTTCTTGTAGCTCGAGCGTTTTACGGTACCATTCCTTGTACGTAAGCTTGCTCTGCCATCCCAGCTCTTGCAACTGGTCCCTCAGGCGCTGGAAATCCTCGGGACCATGGTGTGCCATCATCAGCAAGGCGACGTCAACTTTCATTTGCATGATCTCTTGATTGCCGTCATTCCTCTTCTTTTGCCATTGTAGCTCTCTGGCGATTACCGCCTTCGGTAGTGGAGCTGCGACAAGCGCTCCACGGGGAGTAAACGTTCGTTTAAGAAACTGCAACTCCTCCACTCGCTCATGAGGACTATCGACTCCATCCTTAGCCGCTGAAGTCACCTCATATCCGAAAGCTTCAAGGTACGTTTTAATCGTCACACGATTGTACCATGGTAGCACAGCAGGAGAGACCGTTGCAATGACATCATCTCCATATGTCAAACACCTGACATGTTCATCGAACTGCCTAATATCCTTCGGCAGTCCCACTGCCCTCTGACAAAATACGAATGCAACAAGCATGTTATACCAATTAGCTATTGAGTTGAGCACGTCAGTTCCAGCATTGCCAGACTTGTTTCCTTTCATGGTCTTCACAACAAGCTCACCACAAACAATGGTACTACAGGTTATTGACCTCATCAGCGCTGCACGCGCCTTTCGATGCTTGAACCCATAAAACTTGTCCATGAGATGTAGGGCAATATTAAACGCTTGAACTGTCACTGTTCCATCAAAGTTCGAATAGTCTATATCGAACCCTGAGTCGTTCATCTCCTTTAACTGGTGGTAAACGTCCGCCCACTGAGAGTCAACATCTATCCCAATCGCGCTGCACAGTCTAAACCCAACATGTTTCTTCCACCAACCAAAGAAGGCACCCATGTACTTTCGTTGCAACATGGTGAAGGTGAGTTCTGGCGACACAAAAACTCGAACTTGCCCAGTTTTCACTTTGTGAATCTTACGCAACTCGTCTTTGTTACAAGCGGTCCATAGCACCCGTGGCTCTTTTCCTTCCAAAATGCGCACTTCCTCGTCCTGTAGGTGTTGCATATACGGTTTCTTCAACCACGGAATGACCTTATTTCTTGCAACATCTGAGTACATGTACCTCTTCTCTTCACCTTCGACTGATGGCATCTCGTCAAAGATATCTTTCTTACCTTGCGGGTAGACTTTAGTCAAAATGCCTGGAGATGTGTCCATGACGATTTGCGTGAGTCCCAACTCAACATCACCATTAATAGTCTGGTCTTCGGTTAGGACGACTCCTTCGTCTTCTGGAATCTTCTCGAGCATGAAATTGAGAACCGTTTCGCTCACTCCGATCGGCACAGTCATTGGCTGATCACTACCAAACTTTTCAATCCCAGTATACAGCGTATGAATTCCTGCAACCTGACCAATCTGACATGGTATAAACTCATCTGGCCACGATGGACAATTAAGTCCAGTTCTGCCAAATACAGTTTTGTGCGGTTGAAATCTGTCCATGGACACGTCGTTCCACTTTACTGCTCCAAGCACTTCAATCTCTCCAGTAGCCCACGATTGTGTAGTTTGTGCGTCAAGAAATACTTCTTCTTCTTCTTCAATGATCCAAGCGTCGGTTGGTTCACTAACATGAGCTCTCTCAGCAATAACCTCTTCTGCTTCAACTAAAGCTTCAAGCGTGATATCTGCAACACCTGTCATCTTCGTTCCTTCCTCACGACCCCAAACGTGCAAACCAATAAAAGGTCGTTGCACTGTCGTATTTCGAAAAAGGTATGGTTTGCCACAATCTCCCATGAGAGCCTGTTTTTCCG